GGAAAACCGGGGACATTGTTTTTACAACTAACGGTGCAGCATCGGGTGATACCTATATGATCATCTTGACGCTTATTAAAAACTACGAATAGAGGTTTGTATGGCTAAGTTAGAAATATTTCAGAACGGGAATTTCAGTGATGGTCGTCCTGTCTACCAGATAGGATCAAAGAATGCCGATGGAGAGTATGACATCTCAGTATTTGATCCGATGGAGAAGAAGGAAGCCACGGCAAGGTTAGCCAAGATGGGTGGAACTCCGGCTTCCAAGAAGAAGCCAGCGCAAAAAAAAAAGAAATAGTTAAACCAGCAGCCAAATCAGTTATTTTCGTAGACGAAACAAGCCGCTCTGACCTTAACAAGCTGACGAAGTTACAGCTTGAGAAATTTGCCCGTGAGTTCGGTGTAGAGCTAGACCGCAGGGATAAGAAGGCATCTTTGGTTACGCAAGCCTATAAGGCGCAATTTGATGGCTAGAAATTATCGTAGTGAGTACAAGAACTACCATGCGAAACCTGTGCAGAAGAAGCGCAGGGCCGGAAGGAATACGGGGCGTAATAAACTGCTTGCAACCGGAGCGGTATCAAAAGGTGACAAGCGCGATGTTCATCATAAAGACCGCAACCCCAACAACAACAAACGATCTAACTTGGCAGTGACTTCACGAACAGTTAACCGGAGGCGAAATGGCAAGAGGTAAAAAGAATTGGATACAATCCGCGATCAAGAAGCCGGGTAGTCTGCGTAGAGCGGCTGGTGTTAAAAAAGGACAGAAGATAAGCGGCAAGGAACTGAGCAAGCTATCGAAGTCGAAGAATCCCACTACCCGGAAACGGGCCAATCTTGCCAAAACCCTGAAGGGTTTCAAGAAAAACCGATAACTAGAGGCCGTTATATTATGGCAATGGACAAGAAGGGAAAGGTTCGTAAGGTGATGGGCGAGTTCAAGGACGGCAAGCTCCAATCAGGTTCCGGGCATAAGGTTACCAACCGTAGTCAGGCAATGGCTATTGCCTTGAAGGAGGCCGGAATAGATCGGAAGATGTTTTCAGGCGGCAGGCTCGGTGATGGCAGAGCTGTACAGGGAAATACCAGAGGAAGAACAATTTAATGGCGACGAGTGGAACTTATACCTTCAATCTTGATCTTGGACAGATCATGGAGGAAGCCTACGAGCGCTGTAATATTGAGATGCGTACTGGTTTTGATTACCGTACCGCTCGGCGTAGCCTTGACCTGTTGCTGCTGGAATGGCAGAACAGGGGGTTAAGTCTATGGACGGTAAAGGATACTAGCACTGCGCTTACACCGGGAGTAGGTGCGTATGCCCTTAGTGGTGAGAAGTTAGACATAGTGGAAGCCTTCATGCGAACCAACGCAGGAAGCACTACCAAGCAGTCCGACCTTACCATGCAGCGTATTTCCATCGCCCAGTATTCCCACCAGACCAACAAGCTGCTTCAGGGTAGACCGATCCAGTATTGGGTTGAAAGAGCGCCCAGTGGTATAACTATTAACGTATGGCCCGTACCTGACGCATCACAGACATGGACTCTGGGTTACTATTACATGGAACGAATTGAAGACAGCGGGACACCCGCTACTCTCAATGTGGATGTTCCGGCACGGTTCTTGCCCCCGCTTACGGCTGGTCTGGCTTATCAGATTGCGATTAAGAAGCCTGAAGCAGCCCAAAGAATTGACTTTCTTAAACAGGATTATGAAGAACAATGGAATCTTGCATCTGATGCGGCTAGAGAGAAAGCCTCCTTGTATGTGGTTCCGGGTGGGTATGAATACTTATGAGTAGTTTTGCAAGCGGTAAACATGCCTTCGGTTTTTGTGACAGGACGGGTTTTCGTTACAAGCTAAGAGACCTTGTGCCACAGATTGAGGCTGGCAGACCCAACGGGATGCTGGTAGGCCGTGATGTACTGGATGTGGACAACCCCCAGTGGAAGCTGGGGATGATTAATATGTCTGATCCGCAGGCGTTGCGTAACCCAAGACCTGACGGTGGCTATACTCAGAGCCGGATACTGGGGGCGTTTGACCCGGTTGGCGGAGGTGTTACTCCTATGGGTAGTCGTACCGTGGGGCTGGATTGTTCCGGTTATGTGGGTAGAGTAACGGTGGAAATAACCTAATGGCATTTACCTTTACCACTTTAAAGACGGCTATACAGGACTACCTTGAGTCCTCCGAGACCACCTTTGTCGCCAATCTTACCCTTATTATTACGCAGGCCGAGGAAAGGATACTGCGTACCGTACAGCTTCCAGATTTCCGCAAGAATGTTACGGGAACATTGAGTCAGGGTAACCCTTACCTTACGATGCCCAGCGATTTTCTTGGGCCGTATTCTCTTGCTATTGATAATTCCGGCTACGAATACCTGCTATTCAAGGATGTGAATTTCATTCGGGAAGCATATCCCGTAGAGGCAACTGAAAATGTTCCAAAGTATTACAGTATTTTTGACAGGGATACATTTATTCTGGGGCCAACCCCGAATGCTAATTTTGCGACAGAACTTCATTATCTGTATAAGCCTGAATCAATTACCGCCTCTAGCGGTGGTACAAGCTGGCTTGGAACCAACGCCGAAACCGCGTTGCTTTATGGCTGTCTGGTGGAAGGGTATACCTTCCTCAAGGGCGATGGTGAGCTTCTCCAATGGTATCAGGCGAAATACGATGATGCCGTGATGCGGCTTAAATCCCTTGGAGAAGGTTACGATACGACAGATGAGTACCGCTCTGGCATGGTCAGAAGTGTGCGTGTCTGATGTTTGTATCGGGGATGAACGGGAGTGCTGGTGCGGTTATGGTAGAGACTACGCAGAAGCGTGGTTTTACTGCTGAGGAGTTAGCATTAAGCTGTGCTGCCAAGATAATTTCCGTGGCATCCAGCGCTGACCCTGTCATCAGGCAACAGGCCGAGGCGTTTAAGTCCACGATTGAGCAGGTTGTTTTGATGTATCTGAAACAGACCGCAAAAAGTGAACGAACCACTATTTATAATCTTGTACTTGATGCTGGAGAAATGGCTCTAGCGGAACAGATAAGGAGGCTTTAATGGCTTTTACTGGCAATTTTATGTGTACCAGCTTCAAGAAAGAGTTGATGACGGCGACACACAATTTCACGAACTCTACGGGCAATACGTTCAAGATATCGCTGTATGACAACAGCGCTTCCTTTACGGCGGCTACTACAGCCTATACGGCCACTAATGAGATTTCAGGGACAGGATACTCGGCTGGAGGCGGCACATTGGTTAATGTGACTCCCACCTCTTCAGGTACTACAGGTTATACCGATTTTGCTGACTTCACTTGGAGTACAGCAACCATCACAGCGCGAGGCGCTCTGATCTATAACGACACAGCCACTGGTGATCCGACCGTGGTAGTTCTGGATTTTTTGAGCGATAAAACCTCCACCGCCGGTGACTTTAAAATAGTTTTCCCTACTGACGATGCGAGTAATGCGATTATCAGGATAGCCTAATGGCTGGCTGGGGCCGTTCAACATGGGGATCGGGCCTCTGGGGATTAAGTGATGTAACCGTCCGCTTTAGCGGCTGGGGCCGTGCTGCTTGGAATGACGGTGCTTGGGGACAGCCTCCCTTGGCTCTGCCTGTTGCGACAGGTTCGGTTGGCACGGCAACTGTGGTTGGTGGCACTATTGTCAGCGTCACTGGTATAGCGGCTACCGGGCAGGTAGGTGATGCCAATGTAGATGGCAAGGGACTGGTCTTTGTCAGCAGTGTTGTTGGAACTGGCTATGTTGGGTCAGTTACCGTCCATGAAAATGAAATAACGAATGTCACAGGTGTGGCAGCTACGGGTTATGTAGGCACTGCCGCCGTTGAAGGCGGCGTTGATGCTGATGTAACTTCCCCCGCATTAACAGGTTTAACTAACGCAGTAACCGTAACAGGAAAAGGAAATGTTTCTGTTACCGGCCTTTCCGCTACCGCTACTGGTGGCGCAGTCACAGTAGATTTAATTCAAAGAGTCCTTGTCACCGGAGTTGCGGCTACTGCCGCTGTCGGTACTGTTACCCTTGTAAATAAAACTAACGTGTATCCAGTAGGGGTATATGCTACGGGTTATGCGGGTAAAGTTCTTATCTGGGAGGAAATAGTTCCTTCACAAACTCCTAACTGGGTTCCGGTTACAGACTCACAGACCGCTAACTGGACAGAAATTTCGACGTAATGAGGTAACAAGATGGCAACGTATGTAAACAATTTGCGACTCAAAGAGATCGCTACCGGCGATGAATCAGGTACATGGGGTACATCGACCAATACCAATTTGGAGCTTGTCGGTGAAGGGCTTGGTTATGGTACTCAAGAGGTAGCTGCGGATGCCAATGAAACCTTTACTATGGCAGATGGTGCGACAGATGGTGTACGGGCGATGTACCTTAAATTCACTTCAGCCGGTTCGTTAACCGCGACCCGTACCCTGACACTTGCCCCCAATACGGTTTCCAAGGTGTGGATCATTGAAAATGCCACTAGCGGAAGCCAGATTATCACGATCAAACAGGGTGCAGGCGCTACGATTAATGTGGCTAGTGGCTCAAAGAAGATGGTGTACACAGATGGGGCAGGGAGTGGTGCTGCTGTTTTTGATGCAAACCCCAGTGAAACAGGTACAGGAACGGTAACCTCTGTTCAAGTAGCAGGAGGCACTACGGGGCTTACTTACTCTGGTGGGCCAATTACTGCTAGTGGCACAATCACAACGGCTGGAACCTTAGTCATTGCAAGTGGTGGCACAGGCTCGACTTCCACTACTTATTGTAGCCTTACAGCCAATGTTTCAGGAACTCTTCCTGTAGCTAATGGGGGGACTGGTGCTACCTCTATGACAGCAAATTATGTAGTTCTTGGTAATGGCACATCAGCGGTTCAATTAGTTGCTCCCAGCACTTCAGGCAACTTACTCACATCAAATGGTACTACTTGGCAGTCAAGCACACCCGCCGCCGCCGGTATCTCAGCAGGACTTTCTATCGCTCTTGCGATGGTCATGGGTTTTTAGGAGAAAATAGATGGCAAATCCCAATATAGTAGATGTAACAAGTATCTTAGGTGAGACTACGTTTCTTACCCCCTCGGCAACTACCTCGGTTATTTTGCTCCCTAACGCAGCAAGTAGTGGCAAGGTTTACAAAATTAACCAGATTGTAGCTGCAAACATAGATGGAAGCAGTGCTGTAAATACCAGTGTTGACATCTACACTAATGGTGCGGTTGCTCAAGGTTCTGCCCCTTCAGGTGGTACGGCGTATGCAATCGTTTCCACCGTTTCAGTACCGGCGGATGCCTCGTTGATCGTTACAGACAAGACTACTGCGATCTATTTGATGGAAGCTCAGTCGATTGCTGTAACAAGTGGAACCGCGAGCAAGATTACCTACACCATAAGCTATGAAATAATTAGTTCGTAAGGAGTAGGCGATGCCTATTGGTAGCGATAAAGGTAATTTTATAAAGCCGGGATTCCTGCCGTTGACTGTTGGGCCTACGGTTGTCGGACTTTTTGGTTGGGGCGAAGGCACTGACGGCGTTCTAGGTCTAGGCAACACCACTAGCTACTCCTCTCCAGTACAAGTAGGGCCGTTGAGTACTTGGGATACAGTTGACGGGGGTCTGTACTTCACCCTTGCCACTAAAACTGACGGCACTCTTTGGGCTATGGGTGACAACGCCTATGGTCAACTGGCCCAAGGCAACACCACTGACTACTCTTCTCCGGTACAAGTTGGCGCACTACTAACGTGGGATAAAGTTGCTAACGGCAGTTACCACAGCATTGCCACTAAAACAGACGGCACTTTATGGGCTTGGGGTCGAAACCAAGCCGGTCAACTAGGTGATGGCTCTACCACTAGCCGATCTTCTCCAGTACAGGTAGGCGCACTGACTACTTGGGGCTACAGCATTGCCTGTGGGAGCAACTACACCGTTACCGTTAAAACTGACGGTACGCTTTGGACTTGGGGGCAGGGTGCTTTTGGCCCTCTAGGGCTAGGTAACAGCACCAACTACTCCTCGCCCAAACAAGTGGGTGGATTAACTACTTGGAAAAGTGTTTCTGCTAATGGTGTTTCTGCTGGTGACTTCCACACACTCGCCATAAAAGAAAACGGAAGCCTTTGGAGTTGGGGAAATGGGTACGCTGGCGCTCTAGGGCTGGGCAACACCACCTACTATTCCTCTCCAAAACAAGTGGGCGCATTAGAAACTTGGGCTACAGTCTCCTGCGGTAAAAACTACACCGTTGCCACTAAAACCGATGGGACTATCTGGGGTTTTGGATTAGGCGCCCAAGGACAGCTAGGCCAAGGCAACACCACTAACTATTCTTCCCCCGTACAAGTTGGCGCATTAACTACTTGGAGTAAACTTACTTGTGGATGGTATTACACAGTTGCCGCTAAAACAGACGGCACTCTCTGGACTTGGGGGCAGAATACCCAAGGTCAACTAGGACTAGGTGATACCACCGTCCGTTCTTCTCCGGTACAGGTAGGCGCTCTGACTACGTGGTTAAATATTGGCAGTGGCGCATACTTCACCTTTGCCATAGATTCAGCATAGGACAAAACAATGGCCCTACAATGGCAACAGTATTCAGGTAGGTGGAATCTCCAGACGCAGGGACAAGCTGTGGGTGCTACCACATGGCCTTTACCTTTTACTTATTTGTGGGCTTGGGGGGCGGGAACTGACGGCGCTCTCGGTCTAGGCAACACAACTAACTACTCCTCTCCAGTACAGGTAGGCGGGGGGGATAATTGGGCGCTTTTGACCGGGACTTTTATGGCCAAATCTACCTTGGCCATAAAAGCAAATGGTACGCTATGGTCATGGGGGTCTAACTCTCATGGCCAACTAGGCTTAGGTAGTCTCACTAGCTACTCCTCTCCGGTACAAGTCGGCGCACTTACTACTTGGTCTTCTGTATCAGCAGGCATATATTGTGCTTTGGCAATTAAAACCGATGGTACGCTTTGGAGTTGGGGGCAGGGCGCTAACGCGCAGTTAGGTCTAGGCAATACCTCTAGTTACTCCTCTCCCGTACAGGTAGGCGCTCTTACAGATTGGGCCTCAGTATCGGCTTCCGCTTCCAATAATGGTTCGGTTGTGGCAACTAAAACCGATGGTACTCTATGGGCATGGGGAACTAACGCCTACGGTCAACAAGGCCACGGCAACACAACTACCTACTCCTCCCCCGTACAGGTGGGGGCGTTGACTACTTGGAAAAACGCTTGTTCGGGTAACTATTTTACGGTGGCCTCTAAAACTGACGGCACTTTGTGGACTTGTGGGCAAAACAATTTAGGTCAACTAGGCACAAGCAACACCACTGACTATTCTTCCCCCGTACAAGTAGGCGCTCTTACAGATTGGGTAGTAAACGCTGGAACAGGCGGTTTTGCAGCCTGCTGTGTTGTTAAGCCCGACGGCACTTTGTGGACTTGGGGGAATAACGGCATAGGCCAACTAGGCCAAGGAAACTACACAAATCTCTCTAGCCCGAAACAAGTCGGCGCTTTAACCTCATGGTCAAATGCGGTTAGTAGAAATGGGAACAGTTCTTTTTTAACTACAACAGGGCTGCTTTTCGCTACTGGCTACAGCAATGCGGGGGCATTGGGCCTTGGGGCAACGACTCTTATAAACAGCCCAGTACAAGTAGGTGCATTAACTTCATGGGTGTCCATATTCCCCGCCAATGCACAGGGCTGCTTTGCCATCCAGAGTTAACTAAAATATGAAAAAACAATTACATTTTATGTCAGGCGTACCCCGATCCGGTTCCACGGTACTGGCGGCTATTCTTAACCAGAACAAGCAGACCCATGTTTCCACAACGTCAGGTCTTGTGTTTGCTTTGGATGCGCTGGCTAACATATGGCATTCACAAGACCTTCTTGGCGAGAACGACAAGGAGCGAACCAAACTGGCCCGGACTATGGGTGCAGTGCTTGACACGTTCTACCAAGATTATGAGGAGCCTGTCATTATAGACAAGGGGCGAGGCTGGCCTATTCCGACAATTCTCAGTGCAATGACACAGGTACTTGGGGAAAAGCCCAAGATCATCGCTACTGTTCGTTCCATACCTGACTGCATGGCCTCACTTGTGCGTGTAGCTAAGCCTGATGACCTTGATGAGTTTATCTATTCTGGAGTGCTTAGTACCCATCTCAAGGCGGCATACATTTCCCTGCAAACGGGCTATGAGTTTGCACCTGAGTGCTTCTGCATAGTGGAATACGAAGACCTTGTTGCCGAGCCTAAAGCACAGCTTGCTCGTATACACGAATTCCTAGACCTGCCTGATTTTGATTATGACTTCACGGCGATTGACGGGACTAGCGTTCAGGAAGATGACGAAGAGATACACGGCTACGAAGGTATGCACGACATCCAGCCTGTGCTTGCGAAGCAGCACAATGAAGACCCTAAAGACGTATTAAAGCATCACTACACTACCTTCTGTCAGCCTGAGTTCTGGCTCGATAAACCTCGTACTACTCCTGATCTGCACGACCTAGACCTCCAGTTAGTTGCGTCTAAGATGGGTGACTTTGTAGAAGGGTGGCGGTTAGCCCAGAAGATTGAGAAGGAGGAGCCAAACAATCACCGAGCGGCGTTTAACCGTGGGTGGTACTTACTGCGTCAGGGAGAGATTCAGAAAGGTTATCAGTTAATGGATCGTGGGCGAATAGAGGGGGTATTTGGAGATGCTCCGCCTAACTCGCCTACACAGCCTTGGGACGGTAAGTCTAAAGGAACTGTCCTGCTTAACCTAGAAGGCGGCTTGGGCGATCAGATACATCAAGTGCGCTATGCCAAATCTATTGCTGCCAAGGGTTGTAAGGTCATTGTGACCTGCACTGGCTCCTTAGTAACGCTATTCACAGACGTTGAAGGGGTAAGCGCGGTTGTTCAGAACGACTGTTGTCAGGGTGTTTACCATGATTTTTATGTGCAGGGTATGTCAGCGGTTGTGCCTCTTGGGTTTGAATTAGAAGACTTAGCTGGTACGCCATACATTACCAAGCCCAAAGCCATAAGAGGCTACCGTAAGCGCATTGGTCTGCGCTGGCAGGGGCAGAGTATGTTTGAACACGAACACCACAAGAAGTTTCCCTATAAACTTATGTTCAATGCCGTGAAGGGCGTAGATGCGGATTTTATCTCGTTACAGCGCGATGAAGCTGTAGAGGAATGTCCACCGTGGGTTGAGCAGGTTCCGCTAGACTCTTGGGAAGACACGCGACAAGCTATTGCCTCTTGTGATCTGGTGATCTCGTCCTGTACCTCGGTCAGCCATTTAGCGGCTGCGATGGGCGTTGAGACTTGGGTTGTTACCCCTGTCATGCCTTATTTTTTCTATGCACAGGAGGGCGATACCTGTCCTTACTACGACACACTGAAATTAATGCGGCAGGAAATGTTTGGTGATTGGAAAGCTCCTTTTGCCCTAATCAAGAAAGCCCTTAACGAAAAGAAGCAGGCATTACGGAGAGTTAAATGAGCGGCAAATGGCCCGGAGGGTTCATCACTTTCCCCCTTCCTCCTTACTCTCTCTCTC